CTACTACACAAACATACTGATGATCTTTATGAGTTTCTTTATATATTAAACATGCACCACCTTCATAAATGTGAATGGGGTTCTGAGCTCTTAGTTCCATTAAAGATGACCCATCAATTAATGTAGCACCAGTCCCAAAAAAAGTGTTGCCAAACTCTTGATCAAACTGTAGCTTGGATGTATTTGAAATTGTTTGCTCTTTCCAGGCCTCATCTCTTCCTGGAACATCCCACCAATCTACTCTAAAAGATTTGTATTCATTTACACCTTGAACTGCTCCTTCCCACAATCTATGATACATGTTACCAATACCATTAGCAGTAGATGTAATAATAACTTTTGTATTTTTACCAGATGCAATAACAGGATACGTTGATGTATAGAATGTAGCAGCATCTTCAACAAATGCAAACTCGTCCAAGTAAAGTAAGTTAACAGACATACCACGAATAGATGAACCAGATGTAGCAGCTGATACAATACGTGAGTTATTGCTAAACTCAATAGATCTTTTATTGAGAGCTTTACATCCTGGTTGAAGAAAAAAGGGAAGATTTTCTAACATAAGAGTTACCCTACCCAACATTTCTTGGGCAGTAGCACCTTTGTTAGCTAATATAGCAATCGTTTGTTCTGGTTTAAATACTGCATACCATAGCAAATAAGCTACGGAAGAGATAGACTTACCAGACTGACGGCATGCAAGAATGATACTAAAGCGATTGCTATCAAAGTGTTCGAACATGTCTTCTTGATATTTGTATAAGTCAAATGGCACCAATCCTTTATCCAAATGGATTACTTTACAATATGTTCTAGCAAAGTATGAAGGATCACTCATGCATCTTTTGTACTCTTCAACTTCGTGAACAGTAAATGGTGATACAACACCGTCTCTTTTTATCTGAGCATTACCAAGATAAGTATCATTCATCTTTTTTAACAGGTGTTACATCTTTCATCAACATTCTTTGTAAGTCAGTAGTTGATCCTACAAAGACATTATTATTAGTGGTCTGGTTGGGTAATTCTTTGAGTGTGTCTTCTTTGTTAAATTCTTTTTTCTTCTTATGCATATCAATAAGGTTACCATTGATATCAGATACGTTTTTCATCATACCTGAAAGTACTTCAAACGCTCTAGGATGTTCAGTAGCTCTAGCTACTTCCATCATTTCTTCTAATGCTTCTGAACCTTTGACTAGTAGATCGTAATAGTTTCTTCTAGCAAATTCAAAATCATTATTAGCTTCACTCGAGTCCAAATCCATAGGTGTATACCTCATTAAATCCATAATCTGAATCTGCGATTACATTAGTAGTAGGTGTGATTTCAATACTTACAAAATCACTATCAGATATTGCAGCTGTGTTAATATCTAACTTAGGAATTGATTTAGTTATAACACCTTTGTCCGCAATAGGTCCAAAGAAATTAATTTTCATATCAAAAGTCATAGTATATACAATTGTTCTTCTTTGTTCTACTGCTCCTTCAAAGTCATCGCTAAAGTCCACTCCTGTTATAGTAATTGGAATATCTTCTTTTACATTTGGAAATTCTGAAAAAGGTTTGATAGTAAGAGTATACTGAGGATTAAAGTATGGAAGTATTTGTTCCACTACTTGCAAAGCATCATCTTGATTTTTAGCAAAGACACTTAAAGAGAAATTAATTATGTAAGGAGTATATATATTAAATTTATTTCTGTTTGAAGAATTGCTTCCTACTTGAGAAAAATTAGTTGTCTTAGCTAGTTGTCTTGTTGGATCATATTGAATACCAATTATTTCAAATGACATTCTAGGTAGTTTCAAAGCTATTTTTTGATCAGTATCAAGGTTAGCTTGAGCAGATATACGATCTAGAAATTTTTGCTTTGGGGCATATGACAATGGTACCATAACAGTATCCGTAACATTCCCAGAAGCATTTTTCCTAAGAATATGCATCTTGTTAAATAGTCTACCAAACAGCGCGACTGCTTTTCTGGTTTTACTATGGTAAAAATATAAATCACCTCCTATTGGCATTATGGATCTCCAAATGGATTAGATTCAGTAAAATCAAGAAAGTCAGTGAGTGATTGGTAATATCTATTTGTAGGAGTTTCAAATGTGTTAAAGAACTTATCCACAGTCCTTGTCAATGTTGAACCTGTGGAACTTGTAGATTTTATGGGAAAAGAAGTACTAAATTCATGAAATTTATTATCGCTAGCTCTAAGGTGAGCAATACCTAAAGCCTTATCATCAGTTAAGATAGAAACTATTTCAGCACTTACTATAGTACCATCAGCCAATGTTTGTGTTATATCATTTCCTATTACAAAGTCAATATCAGCTGAATCTGTAATCCGAACAAAAAATTCTTCAAATTTACTATCACCTTCAATTTTATCTATTTCAGTAACATTTGTATCAAACTCTTCACTACTAAATTCAAACAGCTCACATCTTAGTTTGTATGTTGGAAGATTAGATAATTGATAGAAGGGTTGCTCATGCTCGACATGAGTTATTTCAAATAACTTTTGAGAGAATGGAATATAAAGAACATCACCTTCTAAAGGTCTTACCGCTGAGATTTCATTGTCGTATCTTTTTATCGTTTGATCCCATCTTCGTCTCGAAACAACAAATGTAGCTTGGTCTCTTATCTCAACACCAAACTTACTAAACAAATCTCCTTCACCATCGAAGCCCTCAAGGTTTTCAATGTACATTTCTATTTTGTATGAAGAATTAAATCTCGATGTTACTTCGTTAAGAACTTTATCTTCATTGATAATGTCTCTTGGAAGATAATAAACATCTTGACCGTACATCTTTAAAGATTCAATAATGATATCTTCATAGACATTTTGTTCTGATTTTACACTTTGACTGAAGTATGGATTGGTTGCCATATCTTACCCCATGAAGAAGTCAGCTGGCATCTCATGCTCAAGACGAATAGATTCTCTCAACCTATCAATATCAGATGATGCATCATCAAATAATTGTCGTCCGTTTAACATAACCCCACCAGGAAGTTGCATGCCTTCAAACTTAATTAAGTTTGCTCCCCACTGCTGTTTGATAAGAGCAGTAGTATATTCTTTTAACCACATATCGTTAAATACGCTTGTGTGTGTAGAAGGATCAATTATCTTATAGACTTCTGCAACAATGTAATCGCCTGCTTGTATATCTTGATCAACAAATTCTCCAAATATATACAATCTATTTTGTTTTCTTGAAAATTGAACTTGTGGATGGCCATTTAGTTTCATATCTAACAATGACAAATACTGTTGCATTTGTTCATAGTAAGCAAGATCACCAATGTAAGTATGCATATTAGCAATATCATTTAGATGCAACTGATACTTTATGTCAAAGAAGTTTCTTGACATTTGACCACCATGTACCTTAAACATCTTTGATAAAAATTGAATATCAGTAGATAGTGAGATGTATTCATTAGTTACATCATCAGAAGTAACCAGATGTTTTAAATATGTTCTTAAAGTGGCATCAGAATGAAACTCTTGATAATACTGCAAAGCTTCATCGACCCGGTCCTCCAACTGATCAGGATCCACATTGATCTCGATCACTGGGTCACCAAGTCGACGCAGGCAGTAGTCAATTAATGTAGCTCTACTTGTTGGGTTTGCCATTTTGAAATCCTTAATAGTATTGCTACTATTTATAAGGCAAAAAACTTACAAGAAGCTATGAATTTTTAGTTACGAATGTATCATACCAGGCTTCTAGATCAATAGCAAAAATGCCTTGATCAGAATCCGTTTGATTCATAGGTGTTGCATATGTAACAAAGTCTGACTTTGACATTGATGTAGCATTATTTGCATCAATGTAAAACTTACCATCTAAGTCAGCCCATCCCACATAGTGACCATCTGCATGGCCCCAATGTCCACGATCTTCGACATACCCAGGGACTGCTCTACGACCGTCTTCCCGTTTTGTCATTTTGTATTTAATTACTGCCATCTGATTGTTCCTCTCCGTCTGCAGTTTTCTTACTTTCCAACAAGTTCATATATTCAGTATTGAACACATCAGTCTTACCATAGA